ATCAAGACGTTCGAGGCGTTGTCGGAGGTGGTTGCGTTCTTCGAGGAGCGGCGCGGCATGCTGCATGGCTTCCGCTGGCGCGATCGGCTGGACCATGCATCCGCTGCGCCGGGCCATGCCGTGACACCGTTCGATCAGGCGGTCGGCACCGGCGACGGTGAGACCGTGAGCTTTCCGTTGAGCAAGCGCTATGGCGGCGCCTTCGCACCCTATGCGCGGCCGATCGTGAAACCGGTGAGCGGCAGCGTGCGTGTCGCCGTCAATGGCGAAGAGGTCGAGCAGGGTGCAGAGTTCGACTGCGATATGACGACGGGTGTGGTGACATTCCTCGACGGTCATATTCCGGATGTCGGCGATGCGATCACTGCCGGATTCCTGTTCGATGTGCCGGTGCGGTTCGATACCGATTATCTGGAGGTGGATCTGTCCGCCTTTGCCGCCGGCGCGATCCCGAAGATCCCGTTGGTGGAGATCAGGGTGTAGGACACGAAAGCCATATCATGCGCACCATCCCTCCCGCTCTGCAGACCAAACTTAATTCCGGCGCGACCACTTTGTGTCGCTGCTGGATCGTCATGCGCCGCGACGGCGTAGTGCAGGGGTTCACCGATCATGACGACACGATCGTCCTCAACGGCGTGAGTTGTCGTGCCGATACCGGATTTTCCGGAACGGAGGCGACATCGCGGCTTGGCCTTGCGGTGGATGGCGCCGAGATTTCCGGCGCGCTGTCGGACGACTCCCTGAACGAGGCCGCACTCGCGGCCGGACTTTACGACACGGCGCAGATCGACATGTATGTGGTCGATTGGGGCGAGCCGTCGCTGCATGTGTTGATGACGCGCGGCCATATCGGCGAGGTGCGGCGCGAAGGCAAGGCATTCTCGGCGGAGCTGCGCGGGCTGGCCGATGCGCTCGCGCACGAGACCGGGCGGCTCTATACCGCGACCTGTTCCGCCGATCTCGGCGATGCCCGCTGCGGGATCGATCTCGATGATCCGCAGTATCGCGGGGAGGGCGCTGTTGCCGCGCTCAATGGCGTCTCGACATTCACGGTCTCTGGCCTGGACGATTTCGATGACGGCTGGTTTACCGCCGGGCGGCTGACATTCACCAGCGGCGCCAATGCCGGACACGCGATGGAAGCGAAACGCCATCGCGTGGAGGACGACACCGTCATTATCGAGCTGTGGCAGGCGATGGCTGAACCGATCAGCGTGGATGACACCTTCGTCGTGACGGCCGGATGCGACAAGCGCTTCGCCACATGCCGCAGCCGGTTTGCCAATGCGGTCAACTTTCGCGGCTTCCCGCATATTCCCGGCAACGATTTCCTGGTGCGATATGCGCTCGACGGCGAGGCCGGACATAACGGCAAGAGTCTGCGGAATAATTGAAGAATGGCGAGCCCGCTCTCTCACACCCTCCCCCTGAAAGGGGGAGGTATAAAGCAGTGAATCTCATGCCCATCACCTCATCCGACATCGTCGCGCAGGCGCGCGGCTGGATCGGCACGCCGTATCGTCATCAGGCATCGTTGCAAGGCATCGGCTGCGACTGCCTCGGCCTTGTGCGCGGCGTGTGGCGTGCGCTGTATGGCGAGGAGCCGGAGAAAATGCCGGCTTATTCGTGCGACTGGGCGGAGGCGGCGCGGGTGGAAACACTGGCCGAAGCGGGGGCACGTCATCTCATCGCCGTGCCGCATGCTGACATGGGCGCCGGCGATGTCCTGCTGTTTCGCTGGCGCAAGGGTCTTGTCGCCAAGCATGCCGCGATCCTGACCGGCGACGGCACGATGATTCATGCGCATGACAGCGCAGCGGTCGCCGAAGTTGCGTTTGCGCCATGGTGGCGGCGGCGCGTGGCCTATGTGTTTCGCTTTCCGGGTGTCGACATTGAAGGAGCGAGCGAATAATGGCCTCACTCGTTCTTTCCACGGCCGGCGGTGCGATCGGCGGCGCCGTGTTCGGCCCTGTCGGTGCGATGGCCGGCCAGATCGCCGGCGCCGTTGCCGGCAGTTATATCGATCAGGCGATCTTTGCCGGCGGCGGAACGCATCAGACCCGCGAAGGACCGCGGCTGCGCGATCTCGATGTCATGGTGTCGACCGAAGGCGCGCCGATCCCGCGCCTCTATGGCCGTGCGCGCCTTGCCGGTCAGGTGATCTGGGCAACGGCGCTTGAGGAGCAGGTCAAAACCCGTACCGAAACCAGCGAAAGCGGCGGTGGCGGCGGCAAAGGTGGTGGCGGCGCAGCTTCGCAGCCGGTGACCACGACCACATACTCCTACTTCGCCAATATCGCCGTCGGCCTTTGCGAGGGACCGATCGGCCAGGTCACCCGCGTCTTTGCCGACGGCAAGCTGCTGGATCTCAAAGGCATCAACTATCGCGTTCATCGCGGAAGCGAGGACCAGGCGCCGGATCAATTGATCGTCGCGAAGGAGGGCGCGGCCAATGCGCCGGCTTATCGCGGCCTCGCCTACATTGTGTTCGAGCGGCTGCCGGTCGGCAAATTCGGCAATCGCATTCCGCAGATGTCGTTCGAGATCACGCGTCCGGTCGGTGAGCTGGAACAGAACATTCGTGCCGTGACATTGATCCCCGGTGCGACCGAGTTCGGCTATGAGCCGTCCACGGTTGTTCGCCTGATGGGCAGGGGCAAGACCGCGCCGGAGAACCGGCACGTGTCCTACGCGCCGTCCGATGTGATCGCCTCGCTCGACGATTTGCAGGCGGTCTGTCCCAATCTCGAGCGCGTGGCGATCGTCGTGACATGGTTCGGCGACGACCTGCGCGCGGGCACATGCCGCATCAGGCCCGGCATCGACAATCGCGTGAAGGAGACCCATCGCGCGATCTGGCGGGTCGCCGGTGTGGTGCGGGACGATGCCTATCGCGTGTCGATGATCGACGGGCGGCCGGCATTCGGCGGAACGCCGTCCGATGCAAGCGTCATTCATCTGATCGAGGAACTGAAGGATCGCGGACTGAAGGTGACGCTCTATCCGTTCATCATGATGGATGTGCCGCCGGCCAACACGTTACCCAACCCCTGGACCGGGACGGCACCGCAGCCGGCCTTTCCATGGCGTGGCGAGATCACCTGCTTTCCCGCGCCGGGCGTGGACGGGTCGCCCGACGGCACGGGTGTTGCGGGCGTCCAGGTCGACAACTTCTTTGCGGCCGGCACGTGGAATTACCGGCGGCTGATCCGGCATTACGCGCAACTCGCGCAGGATGCGGGCGGTGTCGATGCGTTCGTGATCGGATCGGAGATGAAGAGTCTGACGCGGGTGCGTTCGGCATCGGGAGTCTATCCGGCGGTTGACCAACTCGTGGCGCTGGCGGCGGAGGTCAAAGACATTCTGGGCGCAGGCACAATCGTCACTTATGCCGCGGACTGGACCGAATACGGTGCGCATGTGGTCGATGCCGACGCCAATGAAGTCCGCTTCCCGCTCGATCCGCTATGGGCCACGCCCGACATCGATGTGATCGGCATCGATTATTATCCGCCGCTGTCGGACTGGCGCGATACGCCGGACCATGCCGACCGCGCACTCGCCAGCACGATCTACGATCGCGGCTATCTCGCCGCCAATGTGAGTGGCGGTGAAGCATTCGATTTCTACTACGCCGATCACACAGCACGCATCGCACAGGCGCGTACGCCGATCACCGACGGGCTCGGCAAGCCCTGGATCTATCGCCAGAAGGATCTGTGGAGCTTCTGGTCGCAGCCGCATTACGAACGCGTCGGCGGCGTGGAGCTTGGCAGCGCGACTGCATGGGTGCCGCAATCCAAGCCGATCTGGCTGACCGAAACCGGTTGTCCTGCCGTGGACAAGGGCTCGAACCAGCCGAGCATTTTCCCCGATTCGAAATCGTCCATCGGCGGTTTTCCGTACTTTTCCAACAAGCGGCGTGACGACCTGATCCAGCGCCGGTTTATCGAAGCGGTCATCAATGTGTTCGGTGACGATAGCGATCTCAATCCGGCGTCGTCCTTGTATGACGGCCGCATGATCGATCCGTCCGGCATCCATGTCTGGACCTGGGATGCACGACCGTATCCGGTGTTTCCATCGGCAACCGAGGTCTGGAGCGATGGCGCGAATTGGGAGATCGGGCATTGGCTGACGGGTCGGCTCGGCACATCGAATATGGAAGGGCTGATGACCGCCATCCTGTCAGACGCGGGTGTTGCGTGTTTCTACGTCAGCGCGCTTGGTGAGGGGCCGGAGGGCTATGTGATCGACCGGCCGATGAGTGCCCGTGCCGCGATCGAGCCGTTGGCGCAGGCTTATGCCTTCGATGCGGCGGAGGAGGATGGACAGCTCGTCTTCCGGCCGCGTGGTGGCGCGCCGGTCATGGACCTTGACGAGAACGATTGCGTGCTGGCGGAGCAAGGCGCGCCGCTGCGTCTGCTGCGTGCGCAGGAAACCGAAATGCCGCGCGCCGTTGCGCTCGGCTTCACCGATGCACAGGCGGATTATCGCCGGGCGGCGGCAACATCGCGGCGCCTGGTCGTGGGTTCGTCACGGCTGGTGCAGAACGATCTCGCCATCGTGACCAGCGGCAAGGCGGCGGAGCGGCGCGCGGAGATCTGGTTGCAGGATATCTGGGCCGGTCGTGAAAGCGCCGACTTCGCTTTGCCGCCCAGTCTCATGGCGCTGGCAGCCGGCGATGTGATTGCGCTCACGGCGGATGGACGGCGGCGATTGCTGGAAGTGCGCGAGATCGTCGACACGCAAGCGCGCGCCGTGAAGGCGCGCTCGATCGATCCGGAAATCTTCAATGTCCCGCTCGAGCCTGTCGCTGCGCCGGCGCCGGGCATGCCGCCGGCGATCGGCCCGGTCGAGGTGCGGCTGCTCGATCTGCCGTCGTTCGGGAGCGAGGAGCCGGTGGTGCTGACGCGGGCTGCGATCTTTGCCGACCCGTGGCCTGGACCGGTCGCAATCTGGCGCTCGCGCGATGGCTTTTCCTACCAGCAGGCGGCGGTCGCCGTTGCGCCCGCGATC